TCTGAGATACCTACTTCATCTGCAATTAACGGTTCTGGTACAGGAGCATCAAATCTTCCTATAGGTAGGTCAAGCGGTGCCGGTGGAGGTGGTAGTACACCCAGGTCAGGATCAGGTACTGCTCCTAATAATTACAGTGATTTAGATCACCTTGCGGAGGATTTAAAAAACTTAACCTTTTATGGACCAGGAGGTATTTCGTCTGATCTTCAGGCTACTGATGCAAATCCCTTTAAAGTTCCCGCAAAAAGAAACATACTTAACCCATACGATGTTCCAGACTATACTGATGTTCCATCGACTAAGCCTGTCAGAGTACCTTTCACCGATCCAGTACTTGATCCTGACCCGAGTTTACTACCACCTCTAAGAAATTAAACTAATTATATGGTAATATATAAACACAACTTAGCAGAAAAACTTTTTGGATTTGCGTATAGTAAAGAATTCTTAAGAGAGAATACTGATCTTTGCCCTTTTGTAGATGATCCTAATTTATCACTTGATATTGACCTAGCGGTAGAGTTTCATAAAGCATTAAGAAGTGATCCAATAGCGGCTGAAAAAGTTACTAATCTTTTGATTTTAAGTAGTTCGTATATTGATGTAAGTACAGCTGAGTTTTACACAGATAAGATGAAGACGTATCCTGTGTTCGATGATCATATAAACAGAATAAATGATCTCTTTGATAGCCTGCCTGATATTCCTAAAAAAGATCCAAACTCTCTACCAGATGATGAGAGAGAAAGAGAAGAGATAGGAAAATATATTAACGAGCAGTTAACTACATTCCCAACAGTATCAGGTATAGCTCCTACTACTCCTGAGGGTATACCCTTCCCAACCCCAGAAAAAATATTATACGAGAGAGTTAGTCTAGCTACCGGCTATACACCGCAGCAACTTTCAGATATTGCATTTAACTCAAATTTTAATAACGCTCTTAAAAACGCTCTTGAAGATTGCTTAAATTCACCTTGTAATTTATTTTCTGAGACCTCTGATAGTATTGCATCTTTAGCTAATCAAGTCTCAATGATGAACTCTACTACCATGCCTACATGGGGCGAGCTAAAAAATAACTTCTTTAACGCAATAGGCGGTGTACCTGATACAATATTTAAAAAGGTACCTATGTCTATTAAAAATAGTATAATAGAACTAGGTCAAATTGGTCAACAAGCTATAGAGCAATCAACTGAAATGTTTTTTGCTAAGGATCCAGAGAAGAAGCAAAAAATAATACAAAAAGCTTTAGCAGGTCAATCCCTTAACACTGATTCTACTGGCTATAAATATCTACCTGATTTAGATTCATATCTAAATGTAACAAAGATGTCTTCAAAGATATTAAAAAAAGCTGCTGATGACTTAGGTGGATGTTTTAATAAGTTTCAACAAGCCGCTAGATACGAGCCTTATAATCCTGAACATAATAAGAGCTTTACCTCTAAGGACCCTATAAACAATAAGAGAGGAGATGATTCTTTCTCTATGAATACAACAGGTAAAACAAATAATGACTATAAAGCTAGAACAACTACTAGTATGAGTTCTTGTGATTATGCAGAACCAGCTTCAGCAGCAGGTAATAAAATTACAAATGGACTACCAATACCTACTGGCGCTTCAGCTGAAGAAGCTAAAAAATATATTCAACAGGCATTAAAAGGATCGAGCTTAATAGGGTATGTACCTCAAGACGGTAGTAAATACGGTATAACTACAGGGTCAGAAGAAGAATGGACTAATTTCTTTGTAAGATTAGCTAAATACGAATCTAGTTTTAATCCAAAAACAAGAAATGACGCTGATCCAGGTGGTTCACTTGGTTGGTTCCAAATCTCAACATTAGACGGGTCGAGATATGGTGCAAATCCAACCGGTAAGAACTGGACAGAGGCAGAAGCGTTTGATCCATATAATAATACTCTAACAGCTGTGAGAATATTTGAAAGAAATGTACCTAAGACAGGATATATTGTAAGTGGTAGTTCTGGCAAGGGTGCAGGCGGCTATTATGCTGCAGCTTCTATGAATAAAGTTCGTAGAGCTTCAGGAGGCTAAACATCCACGACTTTACTATCATCCTCTTTACTCTTACCGATAAGTTCTTGCATTATCTCCTTACGTGATAGCAGAAAGGTAGCGTTATCCTGAACGTTAATTTTTTCACGAGAATCTATATCCATCTGTTTTACTTCTTTTACAGTCTTATTCTTTTCAATAGAGGTATAAACTTTGTTAAGAGCCTCAATAGATGAAGACGCAGCTTTTAACAATTCTGCTAATGCAGTTACATCTTTCGCTTCTGGAGCTGAAGATATATACGCCTGAACATCATCTACAATATCTAGAGTTTTAACAATAAGCTTTCCTGAGTTTTTAATAATAAACTCTTCAAGCTTTTCTTTATCTAGCTCTTCTGCAGGTTCTCTTTTTGTAAGAGCTGTGGTACCTTTAAGCTGAGTAATAATGTCATTTACTACGACATCTAAATCTTCCTCCATACGCTATATTTAGTCTTGATTTCTATATATCAAATATTATAATATTTTTATGAGTGAAGTTACATTAAAATTTAAGAAAACTAACGCTAATGCTAAGCTACCTACTAAAAACAATGAATCCGATACAGGTTTCGATGTATATTGCGTAGAAGATAAAAAGATTCCAGCAAGAGGTAGTGCGGTAGTTGATGTAGGGCTAGAATTTGCGTATATTACTCCCGGGTATTGGGTTCGAGTGGAAGGTCGTAGCGGTATGGGGTTTAAACACAGTGTTTCTCCTCATCCCGGTATTATTGATAGTGGTTATCGTGGAAATGCTGGTATTAAGCTCTATAATAACACAGATACCGAATATGAAGTATGGACAGGTAATAGAATCGCACAGTTTGTGGTATATAAGAACTATGATGTAGCTGTAGAAGAAGGTGATACTGTCGAATCAGACAGAGGTGCAAGTGGTTTTGGTTCATCAGGTAAATAATATGTTAGATTTCAATAAGATTTGGGTTGAGAAGTATAGACCTCAAACTCTTGATGATATTATTCTTTCAGAAAGGAATAAAGATATTGTTAAGGGCTTTGTAGAAGAGATTCCTAACCTATTATTTGTAGGTACACCCGGTACTGGTAAGACGACACTAGCAAGAATCATTGTAAATGATATTCTTAAGTGTAACTTCCTATACATTAATGCATCTGACGAGTCTGGTATTGATACTATCAGACATAAAGTTACTAACTTCTCACAAACTAAGTCGTTTGATGGTAAGGTTAAGGTAGTTATTCTAGACGAGTGTGATGGACTTACTAGTCAGGCTCAGGCTGCTCTTCGTAATACGATGGAGTCGTTTGCTAAGTATACTCGATTCATTCTTACAGCTAATTACAAGCATAAGATCATTCCCGCCTTACAGTCGAGATGTCAGTTTCTTGATATCAAGCCCACACTAGAAGAGGGGGTAAAGAGAATTTACAGTATCCTTAAACAAGAAGGTATTGAAATAGAAGATACACAGAAGAAGAAGTTTGTAGAGATGGTTAAGGTTAACTTTCCTGATCTTCGCAAAGCTATTAACGAAATTCAAAAGAACTGTATTAATGGATCGTTAGCTATTACAACTATTAACGTAGATAATGCTTTACTCGTATCTATTCATTCTGCTATCGAGCAGAAAGATGTTATATCATTAAGAAAGCACCTTATTGAGAATGAAAATTCGTTCTATGGTGATTATGATACACTAATGCGTGACTATCTTAACTACCTGTACGGTCAACCTATACAGGATCTCAAAAAGAAAGAGATGATCGCAGTAATTGCTGATCATCTCTATAAAAGCGCGTTTGTTCTAGATAAAGAAATTAACTGCTTTGCGTGTTGGATTAACCTTGAGAGAGTATCTTAAGCTTTTGCTAAGTCTTTGAGATATTCGTGTGTATGTGAAGTAACAGCTGGTGATGGAGTAGCTTGAACTGAAGGAAGTGTAGTGTTATCTTTAGGCAGAGATCTTTCTGTGTCCATATAAGCACCTGTACCTCTATCTGTTTTGTTAGTAATGTTGTCTATCTTCTCTAACTCTTCTGGCTTGATGTTTACTTTGGATTTACGCACTACAGCATCAGGAATTGGGGGTAGGTTAGGGTAATATGTCTCTGATGACCCCATTTCTGGCGCTAGATTAATATAATGTGTGTATCTACCACCGCCATTATCTAAAGCTAAAGAAAGCTCTACATCATTTGACGATGTTTGAGGATTGCCAGGATATCTAGGCATGCCTTTATCTCTTATTCCAACCACTCTAACGTGTAATCCTGTTTCGATCATTTGATCGATCATATCTTTAACGTTTTGTCCTAAATTTTTATAGCAATCTAGGGTTTTGAAATTATCGTTGAATTTAAACACATCACCAACGAGGAAACCACCACGTTGAAATCTACTAAGGTATGCTTCTACCAGTGTTAGATACTTTTTAGCCATACTATTATTTATACCTAACATAAATAATTATATGGAATTTGACCTATTAGTCGAAGAAATTCTTCTAGAGAAATCTGCTAGATGTACCAAGACTACAAAGCAGCAGTCTTCAACTAGAAAGGGAAAAAAATACATGCGTTGTGTTAAGACAAAAACTGGGTATAAGAGAGTACATTATGGTGATTCTAATTTACGCATAAAAAAATCTAATCCAAAGCGTCGTAAGTCCTTTAGAGCTAGGCATAAGTGTTCTACTGCTAAGCCAGGAACTGCTCGGTATTTTTCTTGTAAAAACTGGTAATTAAAATTATGGCTATTAAACTCAATGTTGTTAAACCTACTACGCAAACTGAAAACGCTTTGCGTAATGGTTATCAGTATAAAGACATTGAATTTGATTTAAAACCTTCCTACACAGAAAATAATGAACTTTTTAAATTAGATGAAAAATCAGATCTTAAGCCAATCTATGATACTAGGTCAGTATTAACAGCATTAAAGAACATACTAACAACATCACCAGGTGAAAAACTACTAAATCCTACTTTTGGCTTAGATTTAAGAGACTATCTTTTCGAGCCAGTTACTGAGGTTAGGGGGTACTTTCTAGGAGAAGATATATTGTTTGGATTGCCGTCTCAAGATTCTAGAATTCAATTAAATGAAGTTAGAGTTTTAGTAAACCCGGATGAACAGGAATATCAAATAAATTTAAACTTATCTATACCATCGTTAAATGTTTACAATCTAAGCTTACATGGTTTATTAAATAATGATGGATACACCTTCGTATAAAAAATGAGCACAGAAAATTTCACAGAATTTAATCTACCAAAAGATGCTTACGCTGCTTTTGACGCCACTACATTAAAGGATCTAATAATTAATAGATTAAATGAAAATGAAGTATTTAGAGATCAAGTATTTGAAGGATCTAATATAAACGCTTTTATTGATATAGTAGCATATATGTATCACGTGCTGCTCTTCTATTTAAACACCACTTCCTCAGAATCTACCTTTACTACAGCGGAGTTATATTCAAATATGAACAAAATTGTATCTAATATAGGATACAAGCCTACGGGTAAACAAACGTCTCTAGCAGTTATTTCGCTTTCTGGTACTTCAACCTTACTAGCTAATACCTATACAGTTCCTAGATTTAGTTCTATTATAGTAAATGGCATCTCCTTTACAAATACAAGAGATATTAGCTTTGAAAAAACTATAGCCGGTGATCAGAGAGTGTTTATCGATAATAGCACCCTCTATCAAGGAAGTGTTGGTGAATATACACCGTATACCGCTACAGGTGAAAATTTCGAAACTGTAACTATAGTTGACAGCTCCCCTATTAGTAACTCTCCTACTTTTATAGCAGATAATTCTTTCTCAGTGTTTGTAAGGAGTATTACAAATAATACATGGAGTGAGTGGATTGAAACTAGCTCACTGTTTCTTGAAGCTCCTACTGCACAAAGATATGAAAAGAGATTGAATGAGAATGGTAATTATGAGTTTAAGTTTGGTAACGATATTAACGGAAAAGCTCTTGTAGAGGGCGACAGGGTACAGATCTATTATGTTGTTTCATCGGGGACTAGCGGTGTAATCGGAGCAAATCAACTGCAAAGAGGTAAATTTATACTCTTTAATTCATCTACCTTTAATCAAATTATACCTAATATATATGACTCTTCTGTAAATAGAGTAACACCTGCACAACTTCCTTCTATTATAGCTAATAACCCTAATAGTTCTTCACCGATAGGCGAAGCTGAGACAGTAGATGATATAAGAAATAACGCACCAAAGATCTTTGCAACTCAGAATAGATTAGTAACTAGGCAGGATTATGAATACTTTATACAGCGAAGCTTTAATAATATAGTAAAGAGTACTAAGGTTTATGATAACGACTCTTACACTAGAGAGTTCTTAAAATATTACTATGACATAGGTCTAAACAAACCTAATGATGATGCACGTGTTCTGTTTAATCAGGTAGCATTTTCAAGCTCTACTTCCTTTAACAATGTATACATTTTTACTGTACCAAAGATATCAACAATTATAAACGAGCAGATTCCTAATTATTTAAACTTAACACAAAAACAATTATTAATAAATGAGTGTAATTTAAAGAAAACACTAACTACTAATATTGTATGTGTAGATCCTATATATAAAGCGTTTAGTATTGGTCTAGCGAGCTCGGGTGAAGAAGAATGTGTAGATTTAAAAGACGACACGGTTCTAGTAATTAAAAGAGATAGCAGAGTAAGATCTAATAGTATAACACTTAGAGAAACAATAGCTGGTATTTTTAAATCATACTTTGATAAGATTGAACTTGGACAATTAATTAATCTGCAGGAAATAAGTAGTGATATTTTAAATATTGAAGGTGTTAAGAGAATTTCTACGAGAAGAGTAGATATAGGGTTTGAAGTACCGAGAATTTCTATGGCGGTGTGGAATCCTTCTTATAGTCACGAGGATGTATTATTTACAACACAAAACTTTGACTTACAAGACTTTCAATTTGGTTATTTTTATGAAATTTCTAAACTGAAGGATAGAATTATTATCGAAAATGAGTGATATTAATACAGTATTTACCTACTTCGAGACAAAAAATCATACTGGTAATATTTCAACTAGTAGCTACTCGCTCCCATTTTGTTTTTTCTCCTTTATACCTAAACTCGAGACTACCTCTATTACCCCACCTTTAACCGCGGTAATAGCTGATATAGATGTACTCAATACTGTATTTTTTATTGATGCTTACGAAATAGGCACCTATTCTTTTACAACTAATGAATCGGGTACGTATACAGTAAGCGCTACCCCCACCACCTCCTATATACAGTATATAGAGCTATACGATAGCGAAAATAATCTCGTAACAACCGATTCTTCTTATCCAAACCCAACAATAGTAACATCTCTAAGCGCTGCGTCAAATTATTCAGTATACGTTTATAATGATTACGAATCTCAGACTTTTAATTTAAAAGCATCTGGTCCTAAATTTATAAATGTACCTATAGTTAAAGAGTTTGAAAGCACTTCTTCAATATCAGACGCTTCGAGGCTCTCCAATAGAAGAATTGTCTGGGATTACGGAGATGGCACATCGTCAGAAGCGATGACCGGTAGACACTCTTATTCCCAGCCAGGTAGGTATAAAGTTACTTGCTACTTGTATGATAGAATGGGAGAATCTTATTATGATATATTCACTCAAAATGTAGATGTTTTAGATTACTTACAGAATTTTATTACGTTAAGCGCCTCAAGCTCCTTAGGCTATACTCTTACAGCCGGTAAAATAACAGACCCTATATTAGTTACACGTTCCACATCATGGCAATACTATGGAGACGATATTAAAAAACCGTTGTCTATAGTATCCTTTGTATCAGGTAGTAGAAGCTCAGATTATTTTAATTTAGATAAGCACTACTCACACCTTCCACCATCACATTCTACCTATCTACTAATTTCAGGATCTAGCAATGAGACTGAGTTTGTAGAGGTATCCTCCTTTAATATAGATGGTACTCCTATATATACCAAGCTATCTAGTGGTCAGGTAGTAGAAACTGATAAAAATGATAGTGATGGCGTTTTCAGCGGTACTACAGGATCAACTTTAATTTATACTAAAGATGATTTTACAAGCTCAGGCATAAATGTTTTCTTTGGTTATGAGCCTAATACACTTAAACCTATATCTAATACATCAACTGTAGGTTTTAAGGCTAGTGTAGTAGAAAATACAGATCTTCATAAACTCTCTATTACTTCTAATGGTATGGATGGTGAAGGATTTACTACTAGCTCGTTTAATATAGGTAAAAATAAATTTAGTAATAGTAAAATAGGCTTTGTTATAAAGGTAAAGGATTCGCAAGACTTTACTATAAGAGATTTACCATTAATACAAAATGTTAACATTGTATTAACTGATGGTTTAGTAAACTACCCTGCTTCTTTTTATTCTAACTTAGGGTCTCTATCAGGTCTTACAACTGGCGGGTTCTTTAAGGGATACATGATAGCAGAGATACCCACACTAACAGAAAACTTATTTTTATCTGCTAATTGTGTGGTAAATTCTGCATCTCTAACCGGTACCTCTGATACATTTAGTATATATCCTTCAGGAGGATACTACAATATAGCCAAAAGAGGTGAAGATATAGACTTTAAAGAACAATTTAAGTCAATTGCATTTCAGCCTCTATTTCTAGACAAGAAGATACTCTTTGATGACTTTTTAGGTAGTATTTTCGGTAACATTAGCTCTGTACAGTCAAGCATTGGTAAGACGACCTACGAAAAAATAAAAAACTTTGTAGATAACAACACTGTGATAGATTATAGCAATCTAGATCAATTAGTAGCTACACTTGAGTTACTAAATGAGAATAATACATCTCTAAAAACTCCGAATTCAATTACACCAGGTGAAATAAACCGTTTAATAAATCTACTCTCTATTAATCACTCAAGATTATTCGGTACAAGAAATCAATTTAATCAAAACTTTAAGTCATATGGTTATTTAGATAATGAATATTATGGTAACAATCTAGGAGAAGAAGTAACTATCAATCATATTATTACTGCGGGTCAAGACCTAGTTGCTTTTGAAAAATTTAGCGGCGAATACAAATACCTAAACACATATCTACCACTATGTGCAACTTATATAACTTTTTTAACAGGTGATTGGGGCATAGAAAGTGAACTTATAACAGAAACTACTGAAGATCTTATTCTAACAGAATCTATATCATCTATCTCTACCGACTTTATCAAACCAGTTATTAATTACTGTCTTTCTGGATATAATGATACCTGGGGATGGGGACTGGTACTTCCTAACGACGAGTATGGTTATGGCGTTAATTTAAGCAATTATTACCTATTTTACAAGCATATACCTACTATTAACGGTACAATTGCTGATGGAGTAATTAATTTTAACGATGTAAATAATACACTATCGTATACTAATTCTTCTTACCAAGCTTGGTCAGGGGAGGATGGAATAATATCTAATATATTAACGTATCAAATTTATAAAGGATTAAATTTGTTTGAGTGAGAGGGTCAGCAAATAAATATATTAAATGACCGGTGGTATAACATTTAGCACAGCTATAATTAGAGACTCTATTGTTAATGGAGTAAGCTCTGCAACAACCAAAGACAATACAGCACCGTTTAGTTTTTTAGAGTTTATTACCAGTACTAATGTAGATTATACTCCCGAAGAATATAATAAATTTTACCTATATTACTTAAAGACCTGGTCAGAAACAAAAAATAGCAAAGCTGAGGAAAACACCAAGTCGTATATAGATTATTATGTATCTTTTCTTAAGGAACTCACTATTACCTACTCAACGCAGCAGGAAATTAAGTTTTTATCTACTCTAGACTTTAATGATCCTATAGATCTTGATATAGCTATTCCGTTTTATGTAGAGAAAATTAGACAAATAATTGTTTTCTATAAAGAAAAACGTGATACCACAAAATATGTTATAGAGAGAAATAAATTAAAGGGTACTGAGACCTCTATAGAAAAAGCTCTTTTTAATAAAATTTACGAGTATGTATTTTCCTCTGATACTACTCCCAACTACAAAACTATTAACTATTCCCTATCAACTCTCAAAACTTACTTGAGCATAGATATAGAAGAATTCGTAGATGTATATAGTAGTTACTTTGATTTACCTAAAAAAGATGATACCTTTACTCTTACAAATAGAAATGAAATAGATCCTAAGCTTTATTTCGAAGATACGCTACAGATATTTAGAAGTAGTGTTTTCTTAAATGAGATACCGCTTGCAGTTAATGTGTCTCTGCAAGCTTTCAGTAGTCCTTGTGATCCTACCAATCCTATTGCTCTACTACGTCAAGAGTGTACTAACAGAACAGGATTTACAGATGATCAGATAACTACTCTTAAGAAGAGATTCTTAGAAAAATATTCTGGGGTTGATTTTCATTATATTGATACCACTGGTACTCTACCTGTATCGGGCGTTCTGTTTAGAGCTGCTAACCCTACAGGTAATATCCAAAACCTACAAACTATAGATACTCCAACTATAGAATCTAACGATATAAAGTTACTTAAAGACTTAGGACTTTTCTTTAAGCCAGATAAAACTGGTATTTTTCAATTAAACGCCGAAAACTACTCATATGAGGTAGATTTTGCAAATTTAAGCGCAGATAAAATCTATATATACCCTAATCCGTCGGTTTATGGTAACGTCTCGCTTAATAAACAAACAGAATATCCTTTAATATTTACCTACGATTATAGACCAGACATTAAGAACGTATCTTCTTGGTTTGCGATGGGTGATCCTAAAGTAGATAATGATGAGCAGACATTTTCACCATATTATGCAAGAGAGCAATCAATACTTAAGACAGCAGCTACTTCTGATAGTGTATATCTAAATTTTGCTGATTTATTCAATAAAGGATATATAACAAAATATCAGACAGATGTTTTCGGTAATGAGTATGCGATCTTCAAAGATAGTTTCGGTCAGTCATTTAAGACTATTTCTGAACCAGACACAGACTCACCTATTTTAAACTTACTACTTAACGGGCATGTTTTTTATGATAGGTTTGAGGGTTATAGCTTTAATTATACTACCGAGTCAAGAGAAGGCACCACTGTTAGATCAGGTCTCTCTACACTAACAGTAAACTACCCTTTTGATCCAAGCTCACCATCTCTTTCTGCCAGTTTCGTACTTAGCGGATCTCCACTATATCTTTACTTTAGAGAGCTAGCACCATACACAGAGTTAAACTATATAGGAGGCTTTGGTGATCAGTCCGCTTCATCACCTAGGCTTTTAAACGGAGGATTAAGAGATGGTGGTGGTTTTACGTTTTTTAATGGATCACCTCTGCCTGATCCTATTTCATCTAGTAATGATAGCTACCCTGGTGATGGTATTTATTATTATAGTATTTTAGCAGAGGCGGGAGTAGCTAGTCTATACCCACCATTACACCCAACTTCGGGAGATGTGTTAACAGTTGAAACCGGTCTTAATTCTATAGACACGGAGAGCAGCATATCTCTTAAAACTGAAGCGGAGCCTGACTTTACATTAGATGTGTCGCGGATTTTATCAGCATTTGGAGTAGAAATGTATGATTGTGGTTACTTTACTGATAACATAGTTATAGGGAACGACTACAATTATGACACTTCCTATCCTTACTATGATGTAGTTTCAGATAATTGTGATACGGTGATAAGTGCTTTATCAGGTACTGATTCTTATAAAACGCAAGCCGAGAGACAGGCGCTAGCTGGTAAGATGTTCGTTAAAAATCAAGCATATTCAAGTTCGTATCCTCTCTCTACATCCTTGAGTGTTATATTTAACAAATATTCTACATCTGTTAAAAATGAGTTATACGAGAATATAAAAGATTTTGATATTATATATGATACTATAATAGCAGAAACAGAAAATCATTTAGTATTAGATAAAATCATGTATGAAAATGAGAGCTTTATTGACCCTGTAACTAAAAATACCACATTTACTAGAACAGGTAATCTAAATAAGTTTTCTAATAGATTCTTTAATGAGAAGAATAAAACAGTTACGTTTGTAGTATTAGACCAAGCACCATCTCTTTCAGCATCTAACTTTAAATCCCTTTTTCCTAATATATACGTATACAATATAGGCAATAATATAACTACCAAAGTATATCCTAAGCCTAACACTAATGTAGAGAATCTATTTAACTTAAGCAATGTATTTACTGAGTCGTGTAATTTTAATATTGTAAAAATACAAAATCCTGTTCTTACTTATAATTCTTTTAATGATATTTATAAATTAACGTTTATAGGAGAAGATAATAATGGTCTTTTCCATGTATTTGACTACGGGTTTTATCTTTATGACACACAAGCAGTATTCTTAGAGAGTAAATACTATAAACACACTAAATCTATTAATACAACAAACTTTACTAATAGTGACTCTATATTCTCTTATATAAACCCTATATCAGGGGTTACCTCAATTAACTCTAACGGCGCATTAGTATTATGAAGACACTAAATATACAATTTGATTTTCTAAGTGGGGCTTTTACTAATACTATTATAACGAGAGAGCCTATTCTCATAAAAGGAGCTACCACAGTAACATTTTCTTTTACTGGCGTTAGTGAGCAGGATTATAAAGTAGATACACTTGATATAAGCTGGGGTGATGGGTCACCTATTGAGAGTTATAAGAGGGATATATTTTTTAATTATAAAACGCAGTCTATTTTTAACGAAATATTATATGGTCAGTTAGGTGGTTCTATACTCAACACATACTCACACAATTATTACAACGAAACTATATTATACGGCGTTGAATATACTGCGAAAATACTATTAAATAAAAATAACGGGTCATACGCATACATTATACAGCCCATTACATTATATTGGGACTCTTATTACGACGATGTTAAAAAGGTATCTCTTCTTAACTCTCAAGTAATTCCGCTCTCTACAAACTACACCTTTATAAACATAGAGACAGAATACGACAGAATAACTATACCGTGTGTATTAGGTATAGAAGGTAGATCACTATTGAGATTTGATAGCACTACTGTTATACCTCTATGCACTTACGGAGTGACCGATATAGAAGAATTTATATATCTATCCGAGACTCAACCTGAAGATTACACTCCTATTAATACAATAAACCAATTTGGTGATAACATTATAGTTATACCCGGATTTGGTGACCAATACCTAATTACTTAGTAGTAGTGGTTGTATAGTTGCAATAATGATATATACCATATAATATATTATTATAATAATGAAGAAGATAGTAGTTATAGGTTGTAGCATGGATGTAACTATATCCGATAACAAATCTTACATAGTAAGAGCTACTAAAAACAACCTAATTACAGAGCGTACTATTAATATAATATTTGCTAGTTAATAATATTACTAGCAGCTGCTTGTCTTTGATTCTCTAATGCAATATATTCTTGCTCTGTAAGACTTGTTGATAGATCTAAAGCTTTTTGTCTAATATGACGAAGTATCTTCCAATCTGTACTGTTTAAGAGTTGTCTATGCACTGCATTGCTTTGATCTTTTTCTATTTTTACAGCCTTAGCCTCAATATATGTTGATTCATGTGGAACTACCTTTTTAGTAGTAATATCAAATCTGTGAGAATCGTCTCTAATAAGATTATACTCTTCGTCGGTAACCTCAACTACTTCGACGGTGTCAGGAACATTAGGCTTATAGTTCAAAATACTGCCAACAGTGTTATTTTCGATACAAAGGTAATACATAATTTTATTTAATACGTTATGACCAGACTGCCAGCCAGTTAGCGGCAGGTGCTGCTCGCTGCTCTGTATTTTGTACATATACTCTAACTCTATTAGCACTACCATCAGTGGGCCAGTTAACTGATCCATTATGTAAAACCCAGTAACTCCTTAAGGAATCATCACCGTTTACATCTCCTGCAAAATGTATAACATGAATAGAGGATATAAAAGCTGCTAGATTTGCCATCGTTTTTCCGGCAGGTGGATATACATCAAAAAAGTTTTTATTATCCCTAAATTGTCCTATGACATTAGAATAACTATCAACATAATTTTGTCCACTTGTAAAAGAGTAATTAGGTATACGTGTATCTACATACTGCTTAGTAGTAGCGTGTCTAGCGTGCCATGGATCGTCCTGTAACCACACATAGTTATTAGCGTAAATTGTATCGTTTGCGTTTACTACACTGTTAAAATTAACCGTGTATCCGAAATGCGTTGTCCCGGTTTGATCTATACCTACTCGCCATGCGTTGTTAGTAGCAAAGTTTATACTACCATAACCTACCTGATTTAGCCATATAGAACCGGTACCTTGATTATAAATATCTAAATTGGTATCAGCACCTGACCATTTAACTATACGAGCATTCCAATCTGTACCTGGTGTAGTATGTAAGTCAATAAAGCAATTTTGATTTGTTGTAATGTTAGGTCCCAGCTCTAGAGCTGTTTGTGTATTAGTAGAAAAGGTACCTCCACCCCAAGATGGACCGTCTGCAGAAATTTTAGCGGGAGTAACTGCATCGTTGATTATATTTGCTGTTGCTACTGAGTTGTTTGCTAGCTTTGAAGCTGTAACTGCATCATCTGCAATTTTAGCTGATGTGATAGCGTTATTTAAAATCTTTGCTGTTGTTATAGAATTATCTGCTATCTTTGAAGTAGTAACAGCAGAATCAGATAGCTCAGTATTGCCTACAGCGCCATTATCAATTTCTGCATTTCCTACAGCATTATTAGCTATTTTAGCTGATGTTATCGCACTATCTGCTATTTTCGCAGTAGTTATATTACTATCAGCTATCTTAGAAGTAGTTACATTGCTGTCAGCTATAATATTTGTTGTAACAGATGAGTTTTGTAATTTTGCTGTAGTAATAGAATTGTTTATAATCTTTGATGTAGTTACACTACCATCCATTATCTTTGTTGTTATTACTGCATTGTCTGCTATTTTAGAGTTAGTAACCGCGCTATCAGCTATCTTATTAGTAGTTACGGCACTTCCTGCTATCTTTGATTCACTAATATTGAAGTCTGGTATTTTATCTGTAGTAACTGCGGAAGTGGCTATCTTAGATTCAATAATAGCACTATCTACGATCTTACCAGTTGTAACAGCAAGATCATTAATCTTACCGGTTGTAACGGCAAGATTATTAATCTTACCGGTAGTGACACTTAAATCAGTTAGTTTATCAGTAGTTACTGAACTAGATGCTATTTTTAGTGTACTAACAGCACTGTTACTTATTTTATCGGTAGTAACAGCACTATTAGCTAGCTTAATAGTAGTAATATTACCATCAGCTATTTTACCAGATAAAACACTACTATCTGCTAATTTAAGTGTTGTTACAGCGCTATTATTTATTTTTTCAGTAGTTACAGCTAAAGCAGATATTGCAGAAGTCTTAACACTATTATCATAAAAAACACTTGATATTTTTGTTACAAAAGTTAAATTGCTGATTGAAACAGGGAAAAGCTCAGCGCCTGTAACGCTTGCAAGTGGGTTTAACTGGTTAATAGGTATTCCTGTTAAAGCTGGCATAATCTATTATTATTTATGGTGAAGGCGTTACTTTAATAATCATTAATTAACTCATAGTATAAATATATGTAGTGTCAGACATAACAGTATATAGTGTATCGGCGATTAATACTCTGAGTGCTAGGTATTATGATCCTTTCTATCAATACAAGCAATACAGAACAGCCTATGAGCAGGGATTTTCCTTAAATAGAATACAAGCCCTTTCTGGTACTGTAGATACTACTATAAACAACTATACCTCACAGTATTTAACCTCTAAAAAGCGTTTAGATGAAGTTTTTACTATTAACGAAAAGCCTATAGCTCTACAAACTATAACTACACCGTTAATTTTTAATACTTTCTTTAATACTGACGAACCTAGGTATCTTTATATATACAAAAACACGCTATCAGGAGCAGACTCCCCAGAAGCTACCTGCAGAGCTCTTTTATCTTCAGAGGCTACATTTACTAATAATAGATATTTCGAGTTAGAGATACTAAACAGCGAGTTTTTGCGTATTAAGCATAATAATGGACGGAAGGATTATTTCTTAAACTTTATAGCTACAGGATCGCAAAGAGGTCAAAACGCATTTTATAGTTATTCATCCGATACACCGGTTCTAACATCTGAACGTAATGATATGTTTAGATATCTATTAGATAGTGATGGGTACTTGCAGATTTTTAAATTAGTTACAGTTGGTAACGGTATAGAAAATCGAGTATTGACACTAAGTGGTGATAGAATTACCTTTGTTACTATAACATCAGGCGGTATGACTAGAGCCAATAATAATGTTATTAAGATAAATTATAATTTCAATAAACTATCTCCTAAGTCTGCATCTTCTTGGATTAGCTATGATTCAAAGCGTCAAAACGATCTCATTATTGACGAATCTAAGAGCTCTTTTAATAAAAGAGATCAATACCTACTACACACTAACTACAATACATCAAACTCTGACCTTCTTTTAAATTATATAACTCTTAATAATGCTAGATCTGAAAAAAATTACATAAAACGCGGAGCTAGCCTTATTGACTCTAATTCAAAATATTACCCAGATGTAGAATTTAGAGATTATATGTCTCTACAAACTGGTTTGGATCAAGAAAAGGGAAATGATAATATAGCTCTTACTTACGTTTGGTATGATAAGGACATTAAAGTAGTAAACGGTACTGATACGGTGTTTGTAGCTCCTTCTTCAATATACCCTTATGATAGACTTAATATAAACGATACAAAATTTATAGTTAATGGAGCTCTAGGAGGCAAATCTCCGGTTTTATCAGATAATATATATTGTCTAAGAAAAGATACGAGCGGATTCAACAACGGCAGATATCTATGCACTTGGCTGTCAGGCGGTAATAATAAATTAGGATTATGGGTAGATAGATATTATTATCCTGATTTAATAACAAAAGAAAACGCTATGTTGGAATTTCCGGTTTATGAACCTTCCTTTATTGACCCTATCGATAATTTAGGAGTAGCGGACAAGGAAAGGTTTGTTGCAAATGCGTTTTTTGATAAAAAAAGTGATCTTTGTATAGAACCAAATATTACTTACAAGTATTCACGTGTAGGTGCAGACGATATTAACTCTTATATCTATAACTCATCTCCTCTAGTAAGCTCTTTTACTAACTATTACAATACTCTAAATAAACCTCAGCCGTATTTCTCTAACTCGATAATATATGATGGTACAAAATATAATAAATTTATTTTGTCAGATAAAATAAATGAAAGTAACGCGTTTACTATTTCATTCGATATATATGTTGATCCAGAAGCTAGCTACGGCTATCAGTTATTAGGTAACTTAAACAATAGAGGATTTGGCGTGGTTAATGACGAGCAAGTTACGCCATTCTTGTTTGTATTTGATGGTAATAAGATTAAGTCATATAATTCTACCTTCGGCACTCTATACACTACAACATTTGAAACAGAGGTTTTAGATATAGTTAAGGGTAAGGGGTTAAATGATTTTCATGTAATTTGTAATAGCGGCTATGTCTATAAAGTAAATGCGCTAGGTACTAAAACCAAGTTAGAAATAGTGCCCGAAATAGTACCTTATAAGAACTATTGTCAGGATGAAAACTATATATATTTTCTCAAGAACAATACTACAGGGGAATGTATAAGGGTTGATAAAAATAATTTAGAAGCTTCTCCTATAATAGCTCAAAAATTCGGCAGCTATTCTACATATAGTACGAGTGGTATTAAAGGTCTTTTAATATATAATAACACACTCTACGGCATTCCAGGAGAAAATGTTAAATATGCTAATCCTAATTTAGTATATTACACCCTACAGGATAAAAAACTACTTAAACATGATCTTTTAACTGATACTGTTGTTGAATTTATAGATACAACATCAAAGATAGTAGACTTTATAATTGATCCTAACGAGAATATTATTATTCTTCATAATGTCTCTAAGGTATCAGTGTATGATAAAACTAGAGGTCTACTCTTTACGCAGAACTACGCTGCAATAACTCCAGGTCTTCAATTAGTAGGAGCAGATATAGTAAGACAGTATGCTAGTAACAGTGTGAGTAGTAGTATTGATGTTGTGCTAGCATTTATAGATCCAACAAAAAAACTCTATCTATACTCTCTAAACAATAATAATGCTGTATTTACCGGGTTATCAGGAGTATATACCGACTACAACTCCTTAAGACCTAGGCGATATAAAATTACAGATTATAATTTCTATAGGCAGCTGCCTATAGAAAATAAATTAAATTTTAACTTAACACTTACTAACTATCTATCGACAGAAAATATAGTTAATAAAAATATCTCTTTCGATTATACTACTATAGATAGAGGCTACCATACCTTCACTTATAGATTTGACCCTATACAAGGAAACATAACACTATTTGTTGACGGTGATAGATATGAAAATTTAACCATACCACCAGGAAAATATGCTATCCAAGATATTTTTAGTGATGATCTCTACGTGGGATCGACAGGCTTTTACAACGGTATAGATCTCGCAACTTATCTTAATCAACCTGGCTATTACTATATAAATAACTTAAGACTAAAAAATCTATTTATTTATGATAAAGCTATAAAAGATAGTGAAATTATAGCATTGAATATTTTTGGAGAGTCTATAAATGATATTATACTTTCAATACCAGCCGGTCAACGAAATAATATGGAAGAAATAGAACGGTATTTTAGATTCTCACCTAGTGCTTCTTCTTCGAATAAAATTAATATATACTTAAAAAATCTCGGTATAAATAACCAGGATATTAAAAACAATATAAAGAACTTAATAATGCAAGAAGCTTCAACTCTCCTACCAGCGGGGGTAGGAATTAACGATATACAATTTATAGACTTTAAATGATAAATTATCCTCACTATAAGCGACTTTACGCAAAGCCCGGTCTTTTTTATACCCTAACTGGAGACTATACAGGGTATGTTGAAGTCTTAAGCGGAGTACCGTATATCGATAGCACAACAAACAAGCTTCTTTTAAGTTCTACGTTCGAAACTAGTTTAGCTACTTCTACATTCTTTAAGAATAGAACTATTTTTGATGCAGTGGATACTCTACCATACACGGAGCGAGATGTATTATTTCAGGCTAATGATTTTCTTACTGAGCGGCTTTTTAAGGATAAGCTAACTAAGCTTCACGATAACAACACATTTATATATTCGAGATTGTTTATAGCTAATAACGATTTACCTTACAATAACGAAATAGTGTACGGTTTTGTTGATAATAGAAACAGTACGTCTATTTCATTAAGCACAGGCTACTCAGGATCTATACCCTTTAGACAAAATACATCTGAAAATATTAAAGCTCTAGGTAATATAGTCAATTTTGAAGCTTTAAAGAAAGATGAAAATCAAGATGAGTATGTTATTTTCGCTATTACTTCAAGTCAATTTATAAGCATAACAGGTAATAATAGCAATATAAATATTATTGAGGTTTCAAAATATTATGAATCAGAAGAAAACGTCCTGCCGTTTTCTTCTTTAGGTGGTATAGCTATAGGAGGTAATTATGTTTTTATAACTGATACTGGAAGTAGTACTATAGTTAAATATGATATAGCTGGATATTTAAACGGTGATTCTGCTTTAGGTAATAAGAGAAATCTCATAGAAATTCTAGGTGGCGATGGTCCAGATAAACTAAAAACTAAATTTAGACAGCCTAAAGAAATAACATCTAACGGTAAATTAGTTGTAGTTCATGATTCAGGTAACACCGTACTAAAAATATTTGATACTAAATTTAATTATCATAGTCGAATAACCACCATACCTCTTAAGAAGCAGCCCCTTGCTAGTATTCAGTTTAATCCTCACTATAATTTACTATACGCGCTAACCTATGATCAATCTAATACTAAGTTAAATTTATATATTTATGATTTAACTGCAGCTAATAGAAGACCGGTAATGGTTGATAAAATATTAGATATAGGTATTACTTTAGTCTCAGGAGAGATAGTTCAAAATATAGAATTTTCGAAAAACTCATCTGAATACTATTACATATGTACTAATAAAAATAGTTATAAGTTATACATAACCCTGCCAAATACTATTATAGGTCGATATCAAGAAATAAAGCTCTTCAATACGGAAACTAGTACAGTAAATGATACAAGAGTACTCACTGTAACGTCCGCTCCTATTGTAACAATAACACCGCCTACTACCTTTACGTCAACTACTGTCACGTTGTGCTCTACACCTGATGTAATAACTACTCAGAGTGAAGTAATAAGTATACCCCAAATAAAAAATGTTCAGCCTGATACAATTACAGTTACCCCGTCTTCCTCTTTTACTACTCCCGGTTACCAGATTACAACCCCTATTTTAGTTAATGCAAGTAATCAATGGTCTGTAGTTCCTATACAATTTAAAGATAGTAATTGGAAATGGGAAGGAACTTATCAAGTTCCAGGCTTTAAAGTCGAAGATGTACCTCCACAAACTACTATTTTTCCTCCTATAACCACAGTAGTAGCAGGTCTTACCTCTATAACTCCGTCAACGAGCATAACAGTACCTTCTAGAGTTACAATTATACCTAGTCAAACCTTTACTAGAGTGCAAGAGCAAACCACTACCATACCTGGTTTAACTTCTTTTGAAGAAGGCGAGCCGTACGAGGTTATTAGTATTACTACGAGAGAGGTTGAAACTCTGAGCATGTTTAATGATAACTATAGAGGGTTGAGTATATTACCATCTTCTAAAGATGTAGATAAAATAATTTTCATTACTGATGCTAGAATTTATTTTTATGAAGAGCCTAATACGTTTAAGAAGATTATAAAGCCAGAAAATCTTCAAAATTACGGAATTACCAATATAAGTACTGTTTCAGAAGAGTATATTCAAGCCTCTACCATTAATAAGGAACTTTATAAGGTTACTAGAGACATTTTTGCTATTAAGAACAACTTGGTAGGTAGATTTAATGGGTTTTACGACAGCAACCAGGTTCTCACCTTAAATGATTATAATTATAATATAAATTTTGATAATTTTGTTGTTCAAGAGGAAGAAGATTATAGTGTTCACGAAAACGAGCGCACTATTTTAGGAGTAATGAATAGAGCTCTAGTCAATATATTAAAGCTACAGGAAAATCTCTTAGAGTTTACCATCCCTGACACCGGTTCTGATCTAAGACCTGTATTTAATCCTGGAATAGCTGATACAAAGGCGTTGATAATAGATTAATCCTCATAAATAATTTAAAATGCCTGCTAATTTAACTACAAATAATATCAGTACCACTTATCAAGGTCTCTTGCACTTTGATGCTGCTCTACCTACGACAGGCTTTTGGACGGTATATGATGGTGTAGGCAATCCAACCGGGTTACAGTTAAGTAGAACAAATATCAAAACTGTTGATATGTTCGTTAGTGCTGTTTATACTCCCGAAATAGGCGGCGCTGGTACTGGTGATTGGGCGAGTGCACATGTTTGGAATCAACTAAACGGAGGTTCACATGGCTTGCATTTAAATTATACACGTAGTAATTATACGTACCAGGACACTGGGTGTACTATATACGACGGTAAGAAGCAATGGATAGCGCAATTTCATCCAGGATCTAGAGCTATGGTAGTAGCAGGTGATATCGTAGCTTTTTATACTTCTGACAAAGCATTAAAGGACAATATTAAAAAAATTGACAAACCTCTTGAAAAGATAACTAAACTCAACGGCGTTACATTTGAGTGGAATGATAAACAATGCACGCATACAGGAAAAGATGTAGGAGTAATAGCTCAGGACGTTGAACAGGTTATACCTGAAGCTGTAACTACCCGTGAAAATGGCTATAAAGCTGTAAAATATGAAAAAATAATTCCTCTATTAATTGAATCTATTAAAGAACTTATAGATAAAAACGAAGCTCTTGAAGCAAAACTAGCTGCAATAACGCAATAATATATGTCTTCGACTCCATTAGCAGGACCAATATCATTTAGTGATGTTAAAAGCCTTACTACAGATAAACTAGGCTATAACCCACCAGCTAACGTATCTATAGGAACTCTCGCCGGTGTAGTGCGTCAGTTTGGTCAAAAAGCGCCTAGTACTAATAATATAGCGTTTTCTAATTTTTATCTTAGTACTATTGCAGGTTATGTTATTGTAACTACAAGTGAGTCATTTCAAAAGTATTATGCTGCTCTTAATAACGGTACAATAACAACCTGGTTTCGCTCAAATACGTTCAAAAAAAGAACTGGAGTCGATAATAACTACTATGTAAGGGTAACAGCGCAGCAAGACGGAGACGGGGTAGTTGATACAGAGGTTAAGTTAATAAACTGGTATCACCAGGGCAGTAATAATTTTATTTACCTACCTAATCAGGATTCTGGTAATTACACAGTCAATGTAACAGATTTAACTACTGGAGCATTAATAGGTAGTAGTAGAGTAAATGTGGCGTATAACGGTGGTAATCAAACATACTGGTACAACGCTTAGCGGCTTGATTAGTAGTATTTTTTTTGTATATATATTAATGTATGAACATTAATTATATAGGTCAAATCTTAACCACTACGTCTTTGGTTTTTGAGACCATATGTGATGATAAAAAGCAGTGTTTTTTTGTAAAAGCTGGTGATATTATTACGTTAACTGAAGATACTCTTACGTTTAGGGATTATATTGAAGATAGAGAGTATACTCTAGATCACAACGCAACTTTTTTGAGAATATGTGCTAAGGGAGACGTTATACCTTCTTTTGTAGAAAGTGCAGCTTATAATGACTATATAGAGTCTAATAAAGAACAGATCATTAATAATAATAAAAGGTTTTTGCAGTGGTTTGATGAACTAAAAAAATACTACGGATTTGTAGATCAAGATGAGGAAAATTTATATACATTTAAGACGCAAACAGACACCAGGACAGTAATGTGTATGAAATCTTTTGGCGTTACTGATTTATTAGGCTATATAAATCAAACACCTAAAGTATTATCACAAATTAAGGATAACTGCTATGCATTTCTCAAAGAAAGAGCACAGCAAGCTATAAAAGAGCTAGAATGCGAGAGGGTTAAATTTATTAACGAGAATGATTTTGATTCTATAGAGGAAATAGATATTATTAAAGAGATGATTAACGATACAGTTAATACAACGTCTTTTGAATCTTTGGAGGATTTAGAAGATGCGGCAAAATTATGGCCGCCCATTTTATTACCTGCACCTTTTTACGAAACACCACCTATTGAAATATGCGGAGAGTAAATAGCCACAATGAATGGAGTAAGTTAAAAGAGGTAATACTCGGTGCAGGATTTCCTGAGACTTTACCATCTGCAGATTTTAGCTTTAGACTCTTTTTTCACGATAATTTATACGGTACGAGTTTTTATAAAGAAAGCTCAACCTATATTACTAGAAAACACATAGAGGAACATAATGAAGACCTAGAAAATTACTCTAATATTCTAACGTCTCTAGGTGTAAATGTACTAAGACCTAAAGTACCAAAAAATGTAACAAAGACTAAGACTCTTACTTTTGAGAGTACTAATTTTCCTGCTCTAAATCCACGAGATTTAACCATGGTGGTAGGAAATGAGATTATCGAGTCATCCCCTATCTGTAGATTTAGGTATTTCGAAAACGATTACCTAAAGCATATTTTTCATAACTACTTTTTATACGGGTCAAAATGGACTGTATCACCAAAACCCCTGCTTCTTGATAGTTCATTCGACATTAACTATGTGTGTAGAGAAGATAACGGTAGTAAAAATTATTACGAAGAACAGCAACAAAAAGACAATCACTATTTAAAAATAGGGCATGAAATAATGTTTGACGCTGCGTGCTGTATGCGTCTAGGTAAGCATATTATTTTTAATGCGAGTAATAAAAATGCAGAACTAGGTTGTAAGTGGCTACAGCAGCACTTACCAGATTATATTATTTGCCCTGTCAATATTACAGACTGGCATATAGATTCTTCGTTAGTACCCTTAAGACCAGGCCTTGCAATAGTGGCTAACGATAAAATACCTGACAAACTACCGAGGATGATGAGCAATTGGGATTTCATTATAGCACCTGATTGTATAACAACTAGAGAGCAACAAACTGCAAAATTAGCATCGCCGTTAATAGATATTAATGTCCTATCAATAGACGAAAATACTATTATAGCAAATTCTGCTAATGGCACATCGCGACATTTAAGAGCTGCTCTTAGTAAGCATAAAATTGATGTTATAGATTGTCCTATCAGACATTCGGAATTATTTGGAGGCGCGCATCATTGTTTAACTGTAGATACTGTACGAGAGAGTGTATTAGAAGATTACTTTAGTTAATATTCTTATGTGTAAAGTGAATAGTCATAACGAGTGGGATATATTAGAAGAAGTAATAGTAGGAGCTGGTATACCTAGTAATTTGCCTGCAATAGATTTTACCTTTAAACTTTTTTTTCATGATAATATATACGGTAAAAAATACGATGATATACATAACACCTCAGGTGATATACCTAAGACGTATATAACAAAGCGACATGTTGAAGAACACAACGAGGATATTGAGGAATTTGCTAACCTTCTTTCAAGTTTAGGTGTCGTTGTGAGACGACCCAAGACACCTACAAAAATACATAGAACAGCAACCCCTGCATGGGAGAGTACGATACATCCTGCGCTTAATGTAAGAGACCTTACTGTAGTAATAGGCAACGAGATTATTGAAACGCCTGCAAGCTGTAGGTGGAGATATTTTGAAAATGAATATCTCAAGCATCTTTTTTTAGAGTATTTTAGAGGAGGTTGTAAGTGGACGCAGGTACCTAGACCTATAATGACGGATAACTCTTTTGATTTAAGTTATTTTCGAGCGAACAAAGACGCTTATAATGAATATAAAGAACTAATTAAATCAAATCCGCTAGATTGTGGTTACGAAATTATGTTTGATGCTGCAAACATAATGAGATTAGGTAAACACATACTATTTAATGCTAGTACGGAAAATGCTAGATTAGGAGCGCAATGGCTACGAAGCCATCTTGGTAATGAGTATACTATCTGGGAAATAAATATAGCAGATTCTCATATAGACTCATCCTTTTTACCACTAAGGCCGGGACTAGCATTAATTACGAGAGAGGACTTTTGGAATAAACTACCAGAACCTTTACAAAAATGGGACAAAATTTACATACCTCAAAGAGACCGATCGCAAGAAGAATACAAAGCGCAAGGTGTTCGTCTAGCGTCACCGAGGATAGAACTAAATTTATTTTCAGTTTCGCCAGAGCTGGTAGTGTGTCACCCGCAATATGAAAAAGAGCTCAACAAAAAACTTAAGCCGTATGGTATAACTGCAATAGGCTCTAGAATGAGGCACTGTGAAATATTTGCTGGAGCTCATCATTGTACTACTCTAGATATACGACGAAAAAGTAAACTAGAAAATTACTTCACATGATAAAAATATTTAACAAATATAAATGTACTATAGATAGTAGTTTACATTTAGAATTTATTAACGAGCATAATTTTAAAGAAATAGGTGAAGTGGTAGACTTTATTTTAAATAGATTTAATTTAAATAAGGTGGAATATATTGGCGACAATACGAATAGGTTTCAGTACAATGAATTAATTAAAAACAAATTTATTAAACTAACCGGAGATCTTGAAAATGATACAAAAGATTTTAAGATAACAGATCTTTTATTTGTAATATTAACTAAGAACATACCACTACCTTATTATAATAGATCTTTTACCCTATATTTTAAAAACGAGCACAATTTAACTCCGGGTATTGTAGATGAGTATGAATTTTTACTCCATTATAAAATTTTAGAAAGGCTAATAGCTAAAAAGTTTGTTAAAAATTTTAACGCAATTAGAGTAATATGCCGACATACATCTCCTGAATATATAGATAGTTTAAACTGTGAAAAAATAACTACAGAAGTTGGGGCAAAAAAATTCGAATTGCTAACTAGCGTTTATTCTAATCCTATTTTTTACTTTAATGGAACTTTAAATTTTTCTCACTTAAAGTCAAGAGCAATCCTTACACCACAGTGTTACGAAATAAATACTTGCCCGAGCGAAGCTACATATGAAAAATACAACTATATAAGTTTTGATTTTAGTATTAAGGATAAAATAGAGGATTCATTTAAATGGTGTGATGGTACGGTAACGGGCGTTAAGGATAGATTCTTCGATAGAAAAAACGACTATACCATAGAGCAAAAGCTTTGCGATTTTGTTCAGTGTGTTTTAAATATAGATAAAACCCCTCTATGTATTTAAAAGGAGAAAAAATTGTAACGTTTTCAACTAACAGGTCTTATCAGAAGTACGCTACTGTTCTAATCAAATCTTTACGATCTGTTTTTAAAGGAACAATAATCTGTAGATGTGTAAATTGCGATAATAGTTTTTTAAATTTACTAAGTGAGTACGATGTGATAGTAATAGAAGATAATATAACTCTAAATAAAAATAAAAAGTTAAAAAATCCTACAGATACCCCAATACTAAAAAATAATTCATTTAATAAAAACTGCTTATGTGATGATGAGATAACTTATACGTGTCATAGCAGATTTTATAATGCTAAATATATTTTCGAAAACTACAACTTTACTAGTTTGGTTCTAATGGATTGCGATTTTATAATACAGAAAAGTTTTGATGAATTATTTCAATTAAAAGAAGACATATTAATTATGGATAAAATAAACTGCGTACATGAAGATTGTATTGTGCTAAAAAACACGACTGAAAGTAGAGAGTTTATTAATAGAGTTATTGAAGGGCTCGAAAAAAATATATTCTTTTGGGATCAAGATACTATAGCGCTAAAAAATGCATTTAATAAAGGCTTTACTCTCGAGGTAGGTGGTCTTGATTTAAAATATAAAGACTATACACTATCAGATAGTAGCTCTATATGGTCTGGTGACGGGCATGCAAAGTATGAAAAAAAGTTTGTAGAAAGGTTCAACGAAATTTTACTGTCATAACATGAAAGCTATAGAAAAGGGATATCTTGTTTATAAAAAACATAAAAAATATTCAAACTGCGATAATTTTACATTGCAGGATAAATTTCGTGTATCAGAGAGACACAATAAGCTCATATCTATAGTTACAATTAGTAATTGTAATTTAAATTGTAGTTTTTGTAGAGGTGGTATCAACAAAGACCTACTAGAAGAATATAGCAAATACAAAATAATGCCAACGCAAGAATTTCAAGACATTGTATTACGTTGTCTTGAATCAGGAATTCAATTTTTTGATTTAACTCCTGCAATAGGCGAACCTTTCTTAGATAAGACATTTATTAATAAGCTAGAGTTTTTAGAGAATAAAGAAGAGGTTGTAGAGTACACCTTTACTACTAATCTTCTAGTGGTAAATGTAGATGATATTAGACGAATATCAAAATTTAAAAAACTAGTTTTAGATGTATCACTGTACGGGGAGACCGAAGAAGAGTATCTAACAAATACTAATAAAAATCAATATAATTTATTTTTGAAAAAGATTGAAATGCTGTACGAAGAGTGTGACAAATTAAAAATACGGTTTATTCAAAGATGTAATCTCTCACAAGATACTCAACTATATAGATACTTAACTTCCTTTAGAGTTAATAAAAATGCAAACCTAGTTGTTACAGAGAAGTATAATTTAAATCGTGCTGGTCATATAGAAGGTTCAAAAAATAAACCTAGAACTAGATCTGGAGTATGTCCTTACGGGCCAGGTGCAAATGGAGGTATAGTTACTGGAGGTAATGTCTTATTTTGCTCGTTTCATGATTTGAAGCGTGAGGGGGTTATGGGTAATATCTTTAAAACGCCATTAAACGAAATTTATGATAACGAGCCATGGCAAAATATTCTCAATCAACACAAGAATAACAACTACACAGGAATGTGTGAAAACTGCGATGAGACATGGTAGTAACAACAACAGTAGATAAAAATTATTTAGAATATTTGTTTTGTTTGGTGAAGTCTATACGGCAAAACTCTCCCCTAACAACCGTTCATTGTAGATTAGTTAATATAGCAGATGAGAGTGTATCTAATAATTTAAGAGATATCTTACCTACCATTATTATAGAGAATGATTACACCAGTCTCACTACGAAGAGAAAAAATTTAAGAGCTAAAGGTGAATTGCTATATGGTAGAAGTATAACAGATTGCTTATCCAGAGCATATAAAAGAGGTACTCCTAGATTTTTATGCAGCGATCTACAGTGTTACACATCGAACACTAGATTTAGAAACATTAAGAACTTACTTAATGCAGGTTATAGCGATGTTATCTATCTTGATGCAGATACTATAGTCAGAAAAAATATAGAGGAGCTTCAACCGGTTTTGAGTAAAAGTGATATCTGCTGCAACGTATCTTATTGTGCGCGTTATCCAAACGATAGGTGTTGGGAGTGTAGTTTTCTTTATATAAAAAATAGTAATACTACTGTGTCGTTTATAGAGGATGTTATGCTTGAAACTGAATCAGATATGTTTAATTGGGATAGTGATCAAATAGCTCTAGAAAGAATTTACAATGATAGATATAAAGACACATTGTGTCTGGAAGAAGATATATCTCACATTGAAGATCTATCAGCTCTACACGGTAAGGATCTATCGGTAGATTCGTTTATATGGGCAGGTAGCGGTACGACTAAATTTACAAATTCAGAATTTTTAAAAGAATTATCTATATATGAAAATTTGTTATCTAATAAGTGAGGATTACCTATCTCTCACTCTTAACTCTATTAATTACATTAAGAAATTCGCATCTTGTGAAAATGAGCTGGAGTTTATTCTTTTTCATTTTGGCGACCTCGACGAGGTTAATTTAGAGGGTGGGGTATTAAAAAGAAAAATACCTCGGTATGATTATCCTTTTTTTATTCATAGAGCATTAATGTTTGATAGTTTAGACGAGAAGGTTATTTTTATGGATAGTGATACCATATGCTTAACAGATATTAGTAAGCTATATAATATTGATTTAGAAGGAAATCTTTTAGGTGTAGCAGCTCATAACTGGTTACTAACACACAAAGAAGCGTTTAAGGTTTATAAACCTACAGTTCAGTTAGAAAAATTTATTAAGCGAGATGATTTTACTTTCTTCAACGCTGGAGTTATGCTAGTGGATTGTAAAAAATGGAGAGAATTAGATGCAACAACTAAAATATTTAGCTTTTTCGAAAATTATAGAGGTGAGTGGTATGATTGGAACGATGAGGTTGCGTTAAATTGTCTTTTTGGTCGTAACTTATGCAAGTTTATAGATACAAGGTGGAACTATAACGAAACAGGATTCGGTAGGCCGTTTATAAAGCATTACTACGGCCATACTAAAAACCTCTTACAGTCCGTTGAATAATCTTTTACTACTAATATAATATGGTATGAATAATGTTTGGGATACTGTCTCTTTTTTTGAGAAAGAGGTCGCATCTTTTTGTAACGCTAAGTATGGAATAGCTATAGATTCTTGCTCTAATGCTTTATTTCTTACCTTTAAGTATCTCTCAACTATCTGTGATAAACAAGTTGTACAAGTTCCTAAACATACATATATCTCTATACCCATGTCTATTATACATGCTGGTTATGATATTGAGTTTGTAGATTATAAATGGGAAGGAAGCTATAAACTCAATCCCTATAGTGTTACGGATAGTGCTTGTGAGTTTAGAGAAAATATGCATAAAAGCGATTTTACCTGTTTATCATTTCATTTTAAAAAGTTAATACCCATAGGTCGTGGAGGTATGATATTAACCAACAACGAGGAGGCTGCTATATGGCTACGTAAAGCTCGATATGATGGGAGAGCGTCATATTTTTATAATGATATTTTAGAAACTGATGTTGATGTTATGGGGTATCATATGTATATGACTCCAGAGCAAGCAAGTAGAGGTATAGAGCAATTTTATAGAACTAAAAACGAAAGTAAAGCTATTTGTGGAGCCTCCTCAGAGTATAAAGTTGATCTATCTAAACTAAAAGTGTTTCAAAAATGAAAGTACATATACTTGGATCGACAGGAATGCTTGGTTGTTATGTTTTTAAGTATCTTAAAAAACAAGACTACAATGTAATAGGTTACACACGCGCTGAAATAAATGCACTATCACCTAATTTAGATAAGCTCTCTAACGTATTATCACCAGATGATGTTATTGTAAATTGTATAGGATTATTAAAGCCTAATATTAAGAGTGATAAAGAAGCTATAACTGTAAATAGAGAATTTCCGCTAATTCTTGATGTACTTTCTAGGAATGTGGGATGTAAATTGATAAATTTTTCTTCTGACTGTGTATTTAGCGGAGATAAAGGTAGTTATACAGAAGCTGATACATGCGATGCTGTAGATATATACGGACTTACCAAAACTCACGAAAATATACAATCCACAGTTCTTAGATTGAGCTTTATTGGGGAGGAGATGATTAATAAAATAGGGTTATTGGAATTTGCTCTTAAAAATCGAGGAAAATCAATAACAGGCTATACAAACTGCTTGTGGAACGGTGTAACGGGCTTATCGATAGCGAAAATTATTGATAGAATGATACGAGGTGACGGTATTTCTTTCTGGAGCGGTGTTAGGCATGTATTTTCGGATAGAGTTGTATCAAAATATGAGATTATTAGCATGTTAAATGCTGTGTACGGGTTAAATTTAAATATAGTACCTATACAAGCGTCAGAAATTTGCGGTACAGCTATTAAAAACACTCTTGATAGAAGCCTATGTACAGTATATAATAAAATAGCTGTACCATCTCTAGAAGAAATGATTCACGAACAGCGAAATTATATATATGAAAATTAAGTTAATAGGAGGGTCAGGCTTTATCGGTCACAAGGTATATAATTGCCTTAAAAATGAGTACGATGTACAGGTAATAGATATTAAAAACGATAAAAATATAAAAGAATTTGCTTATTGCGATATTGTAGAGGAAAAAGATAAAATAATAAACTTACTTAAAGATGCAGATGTAGTGTATCTGTTTGCTGCTCTATCTGAAGCTACTAAAAACTATGAAAATCCATATGAGTCAATAGACAAAAACATTGTCGGTCTTCATAATGTTTTAAGAGCTTGTACGGTTAATAAAGTTAAGAGAATAATATTTTCTAGTACGTCGTGGGTATATTCGGAATGTGAGGGTGACTATGTAAGTGAGGACGAGACGTGCTTAAATGCTAATAATGGAACAAATATATATTCTGCTACAAAAATTTGTGGTGAGGTATTAATTAGAGGTTATCAGAAAAGTTATAATCTCGATTACACTATTTGTAGATACGGAACTATATATGGTGAAGGATCAAATCCACGAACCGCTGTTGCAACTTTTATACGTAAAGCGTTAAGCAAAGAGTCAATTACAATAACGAGTGATGGGTATAGAAACTTTATACATGTAAAGGATCTAGCAGAAACTATTTCAAGGATACCACAAAACCTAGAAGAAACTAAAAACGAAACTATAAACGTCGATGGATTTAATGGTGTATCTTTATCGCAGATAGTAGAATATATAAAAGAAAAGGTACCTGACGTTTCTGTTAATATTGATTTAAACAATATAAAAGAGTTTAAAGGAAAAGTTCTTGATCTTAAAAAAAGCGTGGAGCTCTTAAAGCATAAACAAACTGTAGATCTACGGACGTGGATACATGAGCAAATTAATCTATAATATTAACTATGACTAGAGAGGTAGTTCTAATTATAGCTCCACATGCGGATGATGAAATATTAGGGTGTGGCGGCTACATATCAAAAAATCAATATAATAAAGACATTCATGTCATTGTGGTTGCTCATCGTGAAGAGCATCGTTTTGAAAATCTCAAAAACATAAACAATATTGAAAGTTCCTATAGAATTAAATATCATCTCCTGAATAATATCGACGAGAGATTGGATGCAATGTCGTCTTCAGATTTAACTAAACAAATAGAAAAACTCTATCTAAAAATAAAGCCAACTATTGTTTTTATACCTTTTAATGGCGATATTAATAGTGATCATACCGCGGTGCATAAATCTTGTCTTATATCGTTTCGTAAAATACAGAACTCACAACCAAATGAACTACTAATGTATGAAATACCATCATCAACCACGCAAGGCAGTAGTCCATTTTTTCCTAACACTTATAGTATTCTAAATAAAGAAGATGTAGAGATGAAGTGGGAGCTGCTCTCATACTACAAAAGCGAATTGAGATCATATCCTAATCCGAGAAGTGAGCTTGGGTTAGAAACTTACGCTAGATTTAGAGGTATGGAGTGTAATAGAGAGTATGCTGAAGCTTATATAAGTTTATATAGAATTAATGATTAGATTTCCTATAGAACCTAATACGGGAGCGTTAAGACTAGATAGAAATGAATGTATTACTCCTTCTATTATCGATAAACTATTAAAGTTAGTTAACATAGATAGTATAGATTACACTCAATATACATCTACGTTAGATGTAATTGAAAAACTTTCAGCGGTATTTGATTGTACTAGATCAAATATATATGTAGATAACGGATCTGAGCAGGTTTTAAAAGCTCTGGTCCAGGTTGTTAATTGTAATGTATGGGTAACTACCTCACCTACGTTTGAAATGTTTCCTTTTTATGTTTCAAGTTTAGGTAAGAAAATTAAAAATATACATTTTACTTATACAGATAAATTTAGTATAAATTTAAATAACACCTCTGCTAATACAGGATTATATTTAGTATCACCTCATAACCCTACCGGGTATACTGTTAACAATGAGGATATAATAGAGTTATGCGGAATGTATAAGTATGTAATATTAGATCAGGCGTATATTACTCCTACACAAAAAATAGATTTAAAGACTCTACCTACTAACTTAATAGTTGTTCGTACGTTTAGTAAAATGGGAGGATTAACAGGTATGAGATTTGGTTTCTGCGTTACTAACGATGTTAGTATAATCGAATCTCTTAACCAGCTTCGACCGATGTATTTAAATACTATTACTTTAAAGTTAGTTAATAAGTTATTAGAGACTCCTAATTTACTAGAGGATATTTATATAGAGTTTGCTAAAGTTAAAAAATTGTTTAATCTTAAACCTATAACTGAAGCTGGTAATTTTATTTTACTAGAAGACACACCGTACTATAAAGGCTATAAATTAAAGGAATACATTATAGATAAAAAAACTTTTTATAGGTTAACACTATGCGACCTTAAAACTTTCTATACATTATAGCGGCGTTTAAAATCGTTATACTCCTTTTCGCCTCTTAGAGTTCCGCATACATTGCACTTAGAACAGGGTGCTTGAGTTCTTACACCTGAGGATAATGATTTTTTAAATTCCATACTTACCTTACCGATTAGGATATCAGTTATAGTATCCTTATTAATATTGCCAAATTTTACAGTACGAGACCAGTCATTAGCACAAGGAAGAACGTCTCCGTTCCAGTCTATCATTAAGCTATAAAATGGTATATAGCAAGGAGTTTTTAAATTAAGAGGAATGTTTTCAAATGCAATGTCTTTACGATTTACCAAATTTAAATTATAATTATTTAAAGAGTCATAGTGGTGTCTGTAGGTTATTTGTATTGGTATATCTTCTTTCAGACTCTCTATCTTATCAGATATATCCTGATCGTACATACTCACAGTAATTAAGTTACAACCTGATTCGTATAACGATTTTATACGTGCTCTCGACAATAAGTCACCGTTTGTATTAATCTCTAACCATTTCATGGTAGGTATATATTTTCTAATAACAGATATACATTCTTCTAAATTAGAATGCATTAGTGGTTCACCAAAACCTACAAATCCTAGTCTATTATCAAATCTTAAATCTCTTAATTGTTTAGCAAGATTTATGCATGTATCTTTACTTATTCTATCACGCCTATTAGGATATTTTGATGAATCAGATCTTGGACAGAAAGAGCACCGCCTTGTACAAGACTCTACAGGATTAACTTCTACTACTTTAAACTCGCAAGGACTTGAATAGATATATTGATTTTCACGTAAACTATATATGTCATCATCCATTACCTTAATTATAGTTTAATAACTGGTATATTGCAACACTTAGGTGTTGAAATAGAGTATAGTCGCATAAATAATAGAGATCACTAATTATGCCTGACATTTCTATTATAAAACTTAGAGTAAGACGTGGTACTGATGCACAAAGACGTACCATTATCCTCGAACAGGGAGAGTTGGGATACACTACAGATACTAATAGGCTGTATGTAGGTGATGGTATTACTTTAGGTGGTGCACCAGCTGGAGCAGTAAATTCGACACCCCTTAATCATGTAAACTCACTAACAGGAGTTACAGGAGCTGGTTTATATGATATTGTAAATGCTAATTCTTTATTGTATCAACTTACCGGAACAAACTACACAGCTTTAAGTTCTTGGGCGTTTATTGGAACAAAGGTAGATAATTCAACGATACAATATAACGGTAGCAATATTATAACTCTAAAAGATAGAGGTATTACAGGTACCAAATTTGCATCTACTGCGGGGTATAGTCAGGGTGCTATTATAGCTACTCCTGCTAACGGTCTTTCTGCAAATATTGATAATACAACAGTAAAAATTATAAGTAATAGATTAACGGTAGGCTCTATAAGTGCTGGTAATATAAGTAATAAAGCTTTAGGTAATGGTTTACGTGGAGGTGACGGTACGACTCTATCTATTAACGCTACACCATCTAGTTTTGGTTATAATTCCGGAGTATTAGCACTAACAGCTCTACCGTTCGGTATAGTAAATGCAGCTTCTTTAAGTGCTAATACTATTGGACCTGGTTTGTTTATAGATACAAATAATAAGCTAGAAGCAACCTTTCAGACAGTAGATTCTTCTTTACAACTTGTTAACAATATGGTTGGAATTAAGCCAGTTATCACAGCAGGATCAACAAACTTTTCTAATATTGCCTATAATGCTAACGGTCAAATAACGAGTACAACCTCTATTATAACTCGCGCACTAACAGGTAATCATCCAATTAACTCACATCTATCTACTTTTAATGGATTTCCTACTCAAACAACTTTCACAAATCAGTCAAGAATTACTGGCGTGTCAGCTAATCCTGCCGGCACAACGGCAAGTATAATACTAACATCTGCAGGATTTATGAGTATTAACACTACAGAATTCGGCTTAGTAGCAATACCAATCTTTAAATATACATAATTTATGCCAAAGAAAATAGAAATATTTGAAAACACTCTTCTTAAGCTCCTTGTAAGACGCGGAACTAATGCTGATAGATTAAACGTCGTATTATCCGAAGGAGAGCTGGGATACACGACAGATACCAAAAAATTATTTATAGGCGACGGTCAAACACCTGGTGGTATTGCAATTGGTGGAGGTATAACCGGTAACGGTGGAGGAAGATTTGTAGGAAGTAGTACAGATGTAACGGTCTTTACGGGAGCTGTTCCAGGAGATATTGCCTTTGATTCAGACAATTTTAAACTTTATACTTTAACAGGAGGTTCCCCTACTAATTCTGTTAACTGGTCACCAATAGGAGGTGTCTATGCAGCAGCAGATGGTACTATTACTATTTCACCTACAAACGCTATTTCTGTAGGTTCTCTTTCAGCAGGCGATATATCTTCTAATGCTTTAGGTAATAGTTTAGTAGTAGATAGTAATAGCAAGGTGGGAGTATCAACAACATCTGTATTTACTAATAGTATAAGCTCATTTAGTGAGCCGTATTTACAACTACCAGCCGGTACTGCACTAAACGGTGTTAATTATAACTGGCCAGCTGGTGGGCTAGCAGCTGATAACTACTTAAAAATTGATGCTAGCGGTAATCTATCATGGGCGCCAGCGTTTACACCTACAACTCTTTATTCTGCTAGCACAGCCGGACAAATTCCTGTAGGCTCTATAATGCCATTTATTTCCTCTAGTAATGCTCCGATTGGATGGTTGCTTTGTAACGGACAGTCTGTTACTACTGGTCTCTACAGCGAATTACACGCAGTTATAGGTTATACTTATGGAGGATCTGGAACTAACTTTAGTGTTCCAAATTATATTAATAGGACCCTGTATGGCGTTCAAAATAACCCTGCTACATCTACAGTGTTTAGAGTTGCATCTGGAACTAACTGCCCGTTAAGTGCATCTGGCGCATTGTATATTATAAAAGCTAAGCCTGATCAAGTTATAAATGTTTCAACTACTGTAGCATATCCGTTATGCGCTACTGTTAATGGCTCGCAGGTATTAGGCGCGTTTAACCCTCTGTCTGGTACTGTAGTTTATGGCGCTATGCCAGGGTTAGGTGGGGAGTTTAGAGATGGTGTTATAACTGATGAATTTGGTAGAGTTGTAGGTGAGCCAGTGACTGAACCTGCTGGTCTACTAGATACAGTAGGTAGTACTGATTTCGTTAATTACGAAACTACTACTAAGTTTTTAACTAGACCAGTAGAAATTTTATTTAATGGTGTACCGAGTAATACATCCTTTTCAACTAATATTTCAGTTTTTCCAGCAATAAGATATATAACTTTTAGTGGAGGATCAATGAATGGTTCAGTAGCTACAGTTTACAGCTTACCTAGTACTGCTACTGGGGTTATAATAGATAGCTGGGCCTCATCAACTAATGGTACAGAGTGTATGTTTGCTGCTGCTAGTGATAAATCTTTCTTAACTACGTCAACTTCAAAAACACTAGGTACTAATGAGTATTTAGTAAATTATTTAAAATCAGTAAGTAGTGGTAATCACGTTTGCGCATCAAATCAGGTTACACTACCTCTTAGTGCTAGTAACACTGGTCAGCTAACCTTTGGATTAAGAGGTACAACGCAGGAGGTAGGAGCTAACTGCTTTATTCGAATAGTAGGCTTTACTGAATAAGTTATGGATGAGCTAATTGTTGAAGGTATAACACCAAGTGATTTTTTATTAATTAAAAAAATTCTTGAGACATACAGTGTTACTATCGAAAGTGAAATATCATTTAAAGATATAAAGGATCTGCACGATAAAGTAATAGATATAGTAAAGTGTCTTGAGGATAAATAATTGTGTGTCGAGTAGCAGGAGACCTTTTGTGTTAGGTGAAGAATTTACTGATTTTATATTAGTAGATGAAAAACGTAATAGCGTAATACTCAATATAAAAATAGATTTATTTAAAACAGTGTATAGAGAGTATAAAAAACTAGGATATGTTTTAAAGCATGTTACAAGATTTAAAGAAAATACTGAACTAACGTGCGTGTTTATAAAAGATATAGAGGATAAATAATATAAGATGCAGTATCCTACGCTATTATCAGCTAAAGCAATTAATTTTTGCTCTGAATCGAGCTTCTCACCATTTTTTGATATTGTATGGTCTTTTGATTATGCTATAAGTGGTAGCCAAAATACAGAGGCAGGGTTTACAGTGTTTTTATCTACAGAGCCAGTAAGATATGGTGGAGGTAGTGGAGGTATTGATTTAGGCTACTCTGGATTATCTAGTATCAATCTTCAGAGCTCTTATATACAGCCGGGCATTCAACGTGCTGCTATAGGTGTTGGTTTTGATACTACGGGGTTATTTGCAGTGTCTGCAACAAATAACGGGGCTGTAATAAGAGATGGAATCAATAGTTTAAGCGCTATAAAAAACTCAATAGCTATTAGAGGTCTAGCACCTAGCTACTCTTACAGTCAATACTCTTATAATCAACCTTTATCATCATTAAATAGTACCTTCACTATAGTAGAGAGTGCTGAGATATATAAAACTGTAAGAGTGAGGTTAGGTAACGTGGGAAGAACTCTTTATATAGATTATAGAAATAACCCTAATGAAGACTTTAAATTAATACTGCAAAAAGATATTAATATTTTAGTTGAACAGAATACATCTTATTACGCTGGTATCTCGTTTGTAACACCGATAAGTTCTATATCACCAAACGCTATAGGTAATATTTTTGTTAAAAACATACACACAGAAGGTGCGCCTTTATGATTAATAATCTTAGCGCATATTCCTTTACTAACAATGATGTTTTAACATTATATGATCTTGCTTCTGGAGCTTTAACAACAGGTACTTTAGATCCTCAAACTCAACAAGCAAGGGATGGTGGATATTTACCTCCACCTGTATCTGTAGTTTATACACCTCGTGAAATTAATGGAGAAGACTCCCTTATGTTTGATAGCTATTTAAGTGAAGGCTCTAGTGTATCGGTAAATCTTAGTACTACTTCAACATGTGTAAATCTAGCTACAGGGTATGATTTATTTAACTTTGGTTATGAATTACTTATAGAAGAAAAGGGACAGGTATTAGATAGAGTTGATACCTTTAACTATAATAATACCTTTAATATAGTTTGCAGTGCTAGTTTAGTATCGAATTGGGAAATATTAAGCGGTACAGCTACATATAATAAAATAGTTACACCTTTAAGTGG